GCGGCGCAGGTGGGCGCCACCGAAGCCGGCAACAACTGGATCGGCTACGTCATCCATCACGCGCCCGGTCCGATGCTGTCGGTGCAGCCGACCGTCGAACTCGCCAAGCGCTTCTCCCGGCAGCGCATTGACCCGCTGATCGCCGAGAGTCCGGCGCTTCGCGATCGGGTCAAGCCGGCGCGCTCGCGCGACGCCGGCAACACCATGCTGTCGAAGGAGTTCCCGGCGGGGCTGCTCGTCATCACCGGGGCCAACAGCGCCGTCGGCCTTCGCTCGATGCCGGCGCGCTATCTGTTCCTCGACGAGGTCGACGCCTATCCACCCTCGGCCGACGAAGAAGGCGATCCGGTCGCGCTCGCCGAGGCACGCACGCGCACCTTCTCGTGGCGGTCGAAGGTCTTCCTGGCATCGACGCCGACCATCCACGGCATCTCGCGGATCGAGCGCGAATATGAGGCGTCCGACCAGCGGCGCTTCTTCGTCGCCTGTCCGCATTGCGATCATCGCCAGTGGCTCCGCTTCGAGCGGCTCCGCTGGGAGAAAAGCAGGCCCGAGACGGCACAGTACCTCTGCGAGGTCTGCGACGGCGCGATCGAGGAACACCACAAGACCGCACTGCTTCATGCGGGCGAGTGGCGGGCGACGGCCGAAGCCGGCGACAGCGGCACCATCGGCTTTCATCTCTCGGCGCTCTATTCGCCGGTCGGGTGGTTCTCGTGGGTCGACATCGCCCGCATGTGGGAGGCCGCGACGACCGACGAAGCCAAGCGCAGCTTCAAGAACGGCGTTATCGGCGAGACCTGGATCGAGACCGGCGAAGCGCCGGATTGGCAGCGGCTGTATGAGCGGCGCGAGGATTGGATGGTCGGCACGGTGCCGAGCGGCGGGCTGTTCCTGACGGCCGGCACCGACGTTCAGAAGGACCGGATAGAAGTCTCCGTCTGGGCGTGGGGTCGCGGCCTCGAAAGCTGGCTCGTCGATCATATCGTCATTGATGGCGGCCCCGAGCACGCGGAGACGTGGAACCAACTCTCTGGAATTCTCGATCGCACGTGGCCGCATGCCCATGGGGTCCGGCTCGGCCTCGCCAAGCTCGGAATAGATACCGGCTACGAAGCGCCTGCCGTCTATGCCTGGGCTCGCGCCGCGGGCTTCGCGCAGGTGGCGCCGGTCAAAGGCGTCGAGGGCTTCAATAGGGCGGCACCGATCACCGGCCCGAGCTATGTCGACGCGACCGAGAGCGGCCGTAAGGTCCGCCGTGGCGCCCGGCTATGGACGATCGCGGTCGCCACCTTCAAGAGCGAGACATATCGCTTTCTACGGCTGGTGCGACCGACAGACGACGAGATCGCCGAGGGGTCGCGGTGCCCTGCTGGCTACATCCACCTACCGCACGGTTCCGAGGCCGAGTGGATCAAACAACTGGTCGCCGAGCAGCTGGTGACGGTCACGACGCGACGCGGGTTCCAGCGCCTCGAATGGCAGAAGCTCCGCGAGCGGAACGAAGTGCTCGATTGCCGGGTCTATGCCCGCGCCGCTGCCTGGATCGTCGGCGCCGATCGCTGGGCCGATGAGAAGTGGCGGGATCTGGAAGACCAGGTCGGGCCAAAGCCTGACGACATAACGCAAGAGCAGCACAGCGACACGGCGGTGCCGGCCGGCGTGCTCGCGCGAGTTCCGGTAGAGGGCGGCAAGCGCCGTTCCGACTGGCTGAACGTCGACAAGGGATGGTTGAAGTGACCTGGAGCAATGTCGAACTCGAGGCGCTGAAGCGCGCCTATGCCTCCGGAACGCTCCGCGTCAGCTACGAAGGAAAGAGCGTCGAATACGGCTCGGCCGATGATCTCCTGAAGCGCATCCGGACGATCGAGCGCGAGATCGCGTCAGGTACGCCTTCGCCACTGCCGCTCGCCGGCTTCGCCGGTTTCTCCCGCGGCGAAAATTGATGGCGGACGTGAACTGGCTCGACCGCGCAATCGGCACGGTCGCACCGCGAGCCGGGCTGCGTCGCGTCCTGGCCAGGCAGAGCTTCGCGGCTCTGACACGCGGCTATGACGGTGCCGCCAAGGGCCGTCGCACCGACGGTTGGCGTGCGGCCGGGACCTCGGCGGATGCCGAGATCGCGGTTGCCGGCGGACTTCTTCGGGATCGCATGCGCGATCTGGTGCGCAACAATCCTCATGCCGCCAAGGCGGTGTCGGTGCTGGTCAACAACATCGTCGGCGCAGGGATCATCCCGCGTGCCGCGACCGGCGACGACCGCCTGGACGCCGAGGTCAACAAGCTTTGGGAGAACTGGTCCACCCGCTGCGATGCGGATGGCCAATTGGACTTCTTCGGCCTGCAGACGCTTGCCTGCCGGCAGATGATCGAGGCGGGCGAGGTGCTGCTCCGCCGCCGGCCGCGCCGTCCGGGCGATGGGATGGACGTGCCGCTGCAGGTCCAGCTCCTCGAGGCCGACATGCTCGATGCCGCGAGGAATGGCGATCTCGCCGATGGCGGGCGGATTGTTCAGGGGATCGAGTTCGACACGATTGGTCGGCGCCGGGCGTACTGGCTGCATGCTCAACACCCCGGAAACGCAGTCGTCTCGTCGCGGCTGCGCTTCGACAGCATAGCGGTGCCCGCGTCCGATGTCCTGCACCTCTATGAGAAGCAGCGGGCGCAGGTGCGCGGCGTCCCTTGGGGCACGCCGGTCATGCGGGCGCTCCGCGACCTCGACGACTGGACACAAGCCGAGCTGGTACGCAAGAAGACCGAAGCCTGCGTCGTCGGCATCGTGCTGGGCGCCGACGAGGCCGAGCAAGGTGTCGCGCCTTCGGTGGTGGACGCCGACGGCAACCGCGTCGAGCAGTTCGAGCCGGGGCTCATCGCCTATGCCCGCGGCGGCAAGGATATCAAGTTCAACCAGCCGGCGACGACCGCCGGTGTCGCCGAGTGGCTGCGAGCGCAGCTCCACATTATCGCGGCCGGCTTTCGACTACCTTACGAGCTGCTGACCGGTGACCTCAGTCAGGTCAACTACTCCTCGATCCGAGCCGGGCTCGTCGAGTTCCGCCGGCTGATCGATGCGGTGCAATGGCAGATCTTCGTACCGGTGTTCTGCCAGCCGGTCTGGGACTGGTTCACCGCGCAGGCGTGGGCGGCCGGACGGCTTCGATCGCCGACCATTTCTGTCCAATGGTCGCCGCCAAGGTTTGAGGCCGTCGACCCGCTGAAAGACGCCATGGCCGATCTTCTCGCTATGCGGTCCGGCACCATGACTCTGGCGCAGGCCATCGCCCGCCAAGGTCATAACCCGGATGCGGTACTCGCCGAGATCGCGGCGATGAACCAGAAGCTTGACGCACTCGGCGTCATCCTCGACAGCGACCCGCGCAAGGTCACCAAGACCGGTGTAATGCAGGCCGGCGACGGCAGTGGAGCTGGGTTCGGAAATGCTTAGTCGCAATGCCCAAGGCGGTGGGCTTCCCATCGCCGGCACCGGTGTGCGAGTCTGTCTCGAACAGGTGCTTCGCGACGGGATACCGGGGCCGATGACGTTATTCACCTTCGGGTATGAGGGGCTTTCAATCGACGCGTTTGTCGCGCGCCTGAAGAAGGCCGGCGTGCGCACCGTGCTCGATGTTCGTCAGCTGCCGCTGTCCCGCAAGCCTGGTTTCTCGAAGGGCGCGCTCTCCACGGCACTGCACGCCACCGGGATCGTCTACGCCCACGTCCCGGCATTGGGATGCCCGCGACCGATCCGCGATCGGTACAAGGTCGATGGCGATTGGGCGGCCTATGTGAAAGCGTTCAGCGTCTACCTTGCTGAACAAGGAGAAGCGGTGGCGGAACTAGCCCGCATCGCGAAAAAGACGAGCGCCTGTCTTGTCTGCTTCGAGGCCGATTTCAATCGGTGCCACAGGAGCATTGTTGCCCGAGCGACCGCGCGCGCAGGAGGGCCGCGGGTGGTCCATCTCACGCTCAAAGGAGAGATCCCTGACGTGGCTGCCCGGGCGGTTGCTTAGGCGGATAGATCAAGCTCGCTATCAGCCACTGGTCCGGGAAGCGGTGGATGGTGCCCATCAAGAAGATCAGGTCTTTGGTGGGCAGTTCTCGTTCGATCTTATTTCGGAACGCCGGCTCCCAATCGGTGCCCTTGGAGCGGCGAACGTTCCAATAGAGTGCGCCCGCCTCCCAATCGACAATTTTGTGCCGGTAGTCGGCGCCGCTGCAGCTGTACCGGTAGTGAAAATCGAACGGGACCTTTCTGAGGGTCGCGATGCTCTTCGCGTCGGACTTGTCGAACAGGCCGCCTTGATGCTGAAGCTGCGTGAGCTTTTTGCGCTCGTCGTCGGTCCAGTCGGGCCGATCGGCCGGCGTGATGTC